TCTTGCTGGGCTTGTTGTGCTTGTTGCTGTTCTTGCTGCATAGCCTCAATAATCTTATTTTTATTTTGGATGGTTGAAGCTTCAATTAAAGCACTGTCAGGAATAGGTACACCCATTTCTTTAAGCTGCATCAACTGCCCAAACTGCATCTGCTTTTGAGACTCGGTATTATAACCAGCCTCAATCATGCAATGGTATTTACCAAATGCTTTGTTATAGAAAAGTGGTGCTGGTTCTTCGCCCTCTAGTAAGTTCTTAATCTTTCCTGGCACGTAGTTACTTTGAACCACCTTCATTATCAGTTCCCCTAATAGGTTCTGAGAATAGTCCAAGCGATCAAATAAAGGTTGTAGGGTAGTTAGACCAGCACCTTGTCTTAATGCAGATAATATACCAGCTTTATCATCCATAGCTGAGCCAACAAGTTCTTCATTGATACCAGATACTAAGTTCATCTCTTTAGAGAATGTATCTTGTAACTGGAAGAAGTATTGAGGGATGTTAGGCGGAGATATTTGCTGTATGTCTGTCATCTGAGCTTCTTCCTTCAAAGGTATGATTCTACCTTGTCCAGTTTGGAATAGATGGTTAACATCAACAACCGCGTTCTCTTTAAATATCCAACCACTATTAACTACAGACTCGGCTGCATCAGCGGAAAGAACAACCCTGCGGTTAAATAGTATTTGAGGGTCACGCAATGATCTACATATACCCTGAATCCTACTATAGAAGTAAGGCATCATGGGATTATAGTAGCCAAGCACAGCCACAAAAGGGAAAGTATCTATATTTAAAGCATTCCTACCATTATAAAATACTCTATCTTGAATCATGATAGCCATATTAACCGTAGGTATCTCTTGCTCAATAAGAGTCACTTCAGGATAATGTGCTGTAAAGGTCTTAATATCTAAGTCAGATTGGTTAGTTATTTCAAATGTCTCGCCAGTGTTCTTATCTACTAGCAATTTTTGAGTTCTATAATCACGATAATAGTATTCATCGTATGCGAGCTTATTTTGTATGGTCTGACCCGATGCTTCAGGCATATACTGAAAGCGACCGTCACGGCCTGTTCCTGTTGGATTTCCAGGCAATTCCATTATCTCTTCGCGCCTATCTGGCATCAAAGCAGCTGCTGCGCTATGAGTTAAGTAAGATCTGCGCCATATGAAAGAGCAATCTGAAAGATCTGGCTTTCTAAAGTATGGATCTATGAAGAAGGTATTGTAAGCGCAATTGTCTACTTTAATGTCCCCAGATACTGGGTCGTTTTGATAATCTATGTATACATGCATTAAGTTCATACCAGCAATACATGCACCTTGGTGGAATGCTTCTGATATTGTTTCGTACACACCTTCACGCTTATATATACCAAGTAGAATCTTAGTAAACTGATCAGCTGTTTCCTGATCTCCATTCTCTAATGGGACACATATAGTAGACTTGCGATTACGTCTTTGGTGACCAGACACCATGTTACATAGAGGGCGAACGCGATTAAAGTACCAAGCAGATCCATTATTAGGAGCTGCTGGATTAATTTCATTCATCAAACCAACGTCACCAGCTTCAAGGCGAGTATCAGTCGTGGCTTCTACCCAATACGTCTGCCAAATTGATTGATTAGCGGAGTAATCAGCGTCTATTTTCTTTTTAATAGCGCCATAATCTTCGTCTAAATACTCAGGTTGCCGCATTAACATTCTTTTATTCCTCTCATGAATACTCTTCCATTAAAGTCTAGAATGACAGTTGTTGGAATCTGAATTTATTATTATTTTACTACTCTTTACCATCTAAATCACGCTTCACTTTGCTTCGGTGGTTATTACCTCTGCCTGTCGTACCTTGGATCGTTTCTAAATAAATGGGGTAAGTTGCCTTGGTTGCCATACAGAGCTTGCGCTTTCTTCCTATCAAACTCTTCAGAAGTCATGCCACGCTTAGTCTTATGTAGCGATACACATAGATATCTAAGACTATCTGCATAGTTTGAGGCCCAGTTATGTATAGGTTTGTTCTTAAATGTCTGCTTAACGTCATCCCATTCTTTACGATAGTTCTCTAGTGCGTCTATTAAAGATCTGCACTTTTCAGCATCTATCCAGAACTTATTGAAGTGAGTCCAGACATTCTCAATACCATCAATAACACCAATCTGATCTACTAGGGTGAAGTCTAAACCTAGCTGCCTAGCTTTCTCGTACCTAGTTACAGCCCCACCACCCCACTCGCGAACTTTAATATCCGCAGGACTGAAATGTTTGCCATATTTATAGGGTTTATCTTGTAGTATCTTGGCATAGTGATCTAGGCCCATGCCTGTATTAGAATAGCAGTCAATTATCCGAATAACACTACCATCTCCTACGACATTATAGAATATGATTGTGGTGGCGTCATTTACTCCAATATCCCATGCAGTATAAACAAGCAATCCTGGCTCCCATGGCACGTGTCCGATCTGTCCCTTAAGCTTAAGAGAGTCAAGATAAGTACCATAATATGAACCAGATATGCCTCTCTCAAAATTACACTCGAACTCCTGAAGAAATAGTCCTTCATTCATCTGAGCACGTTCATTAGCTAGAACAGCTGGAGTCATATGCCCAATCTCTGAAGCCTTATGAACAAACACAGTCCATTCAGGTAGTTCTTGTGCTACCTTATAAGCAGAATAGAAATGATTCTTGCCTCTAGGTGTACCCAAAATAGCACACCAACCCCCGTTAACTGCAAGGATTGGACGAATGAAGGAGAATATGTCTGGTGGCATTAAAGCAAATTCAGATAGAATTATAGCGTACGGATTTGTTCCGATAAGCGACGTATCATAAGTGTCTCCACCAATAATTTGCAGAATGCTACCATTAATGAATGTTATCTTCTGTTCAGACTTATTAATACTAGTTACAAGCTGAGAGGGTAGGTAGTCAAGAAACTTTGTACCATCAATTGCAATAGCGTCAAATATAGCTTTCCTGCCCTGTGCATAGGTCGGCAGTACGTAGAATACTAAACATGTCTTCTTTAAGCACTGGCGTATTGCTAGGTTCCAAAAAAGGATATCTTTGCCTGCCCTTCGACTGGCCACATAGAGGATACGCTTAGACTTCCCCTGCTCAATGGTGTCGAATATTTCCTCTTGATACCACCTCAGGGAAAATTTGTCTAATTGAATTTGAACTTCAACATTTATACTCATTCTTTAGCCTTCTTGAGATTGATGTCCCAATTCTCGTTTAATATAAATGGCTCTTCATTCAGATGGTATGTTGTGTCTGAACATAAAGGCTTAGATGTTACAGTGGCGGAGCTTACAGCTTTCTTTTTTCCCTGAAATGGAGATCCAATTAAACAATAGAAATTAAATAATTGCATAACTCTCTCATCGCTATACAAACAAGGCCTCTTGAACGGGTGTCCTTCTATATTCTCTTGGCCTATCCATGAAATCTCTGGATTATTTTTTCTGACAGAGCTAGTAAAGGTCAGAGCATCCATCATTATGTTAGCGTCTTCTTTGTTATTTTCTTCAAACAGGAGACCCATAACTAACACTAAGCCCTGATGCTCCTTCATTAGGGCCAAATCTTTCTCGTGCAATGGAGTCCATTTTAATATTCTCCATGCAGGACAGCTTTTTACTGGCACAGTATTTATCATTCTTTATCCTCAACGCCATTCACACAATCAACACACTTAGCGCACAGCAGCTCTTTAATAGTATTCTTAATCTCTTCTACAGTAATTCTATTCTCGTAGCCTATAACGCAACGTAGACACTTCTGTTCAGACTCTGTGCATACTTCACATGCCAAATCTTTCATATCGCATAAAGTGATAAGGTTCACATGTAGAAAGTCTTTGTACTTTTCATTGAGTGGACGTAGCAAATCGCGTAGCTCATTAACTAATTGTACTTCTAAATTATCAGTCATTCTTTTGTTCCCATTTATTTAATATTTAGATACATAACAATTACAAAGATTATGAGGCTTTCTCTTTAATTCGCCTCCTGCTTTACTTACATTTATTAAATTGGAAATGTATTGAATGATATCGCGATCCTCTGCATTATCTGACTCTAAAGATTCAACATCTAAATCATAAAGCATTTTAAAAATGTCATACAGCTCACCCCATACTTCACTAACCACAACCAACTCAGCATCAATCTTAGAAGGATCAGGTTTCTTTTTCTGTCTTGCTCGATATTGATCGAACTTTTCATTCATATTTAAAGCGTACGCCGTGTATTTCTCGCCCAATAGCTTCACTGCGCCTAGTAATATCTTTTCATTCTTAGTTAGCATTAGTCTCCTTGCACTGTTTACATTTCAACTCACACTTATGCATTTCGCTTCTCACACAGAAATGGAAATGCATATCCCATTTATCTTTATCATCCGCAAAGGGAGAAGCCTTACTATTCCATGTCAACACAGGTGTCTTAATGCATAGCAGCTTCTCGGTGAAGGTCTCAGGGAATCTACATTGATCCATTAAACTTTCTCACTTCTTGTATCTGGTCAAGGCTAAGCGGATACCACTCCATTAATAACTGTTCAGTCTCCAAAAAGTATTCATCCATATTCCCATCCTCTATATACTCATCGCAGTATAAGTCTGGCTCTGGTTCAATAGCTGGTGTTGGTAGTAGCATTACAAATATTAATATTATCTTGTTCATTAATGTCCTATGTTATTTTTTACTCGTTCTTCTTTTTGCAACATCTTGAGGCAGGTGTTGTGCCCTTTGGAAGCTAGGGGTATCTGCTTTAACAGGCTCAACCTTGGGTGGTACTTTTAGTCTCTCAATCTCCGACTCTAACTCGCTCACCTGGTAGTTGTATACTGCCTTCGCTTCTTCAATTCTTCCTAAAAGAGAAATGACTTCACCCTCTAGCTGACCAATCTTCTTGGCCTGCAGTTCTTTAAGTTGCTTAAGGTCGTACAACTCGTTCTTACAATTGCCATAATGAAATAACATAATATTTCCCCATACTTTCTTAATCATTCTAAATTACCTACTTCTATTGCTAACTGCTCTTTGGTTGTAATGTTCTTCTTTGCACCTTCAACAGTGATGTAGTTCACACCAGCTGCTACTTCTTCTTTCTTCATGTCTGAATGGTACTTATTAACTTCATGCCACTCAGCATCGTAAGCATGTATATTCTTATGTGCACACATAGCATTAAGCCTAGAAGTAAGCGCGCCTTCTTCTCTATTGCAAGCTATGTTGATTTTCATATCCTCTAAAGCACTGTATACATCTGGGTAAGCTTTAGCCCAAGATAAGAGTGTGCGTCTAGACAAATTATAATCAATACAAAAGCGTTGTACTGTTAACGAAGACTCCAATATAGACCATTTTTTCATAGTCTTTATAAGTCTCGCTCTCCACGTGTCAGAGCTAATATTGGTCAACAAAGAGCTGTCATCTCTAACCTCGTCGCAGTATTTTGACAGCTCGCCATTATCAGACATAATATTGGGTGTTTTTTTAATCTTCTTTGTCATCTCTCCCTAACTCAGTAATAGTGAACTCTGTTCTCGGGTTTTTATCATATATCTTTTTAGCTATTAGGGAACTTAAAATGCGGTCATCGCTCATGGTTATATTCTTAGAGGCATCAAGTAAAAACTTGCATAAATTATCGAGGTCTCCGGGGGCTGTGTGCCACACACTCGTCTCACGTTTAGGAATAGATTTAGGTATAGGCATATAAAATATAACCTCCATATGAATTGCTTTATCAAACAGAGGCTCATTGCCATGCTGTTGATTTAGATACAACCCAGTGGCTATTTTGTCGCTCTTTTGAGCATCGTAGAACCTGGTACCATTAAGTCCGGCGCGTTGCCATATTATAGGTGGTACTGGTATTGTATAAGACTTGCTTCTTAGGGGTATGTTACTCATTCCACTCCTCCCATGCTTCTTGATACTTAGCTAACAAATCCTCAAAATGCTCTATAGCTTCTTCAGTCATTTTATATTTAGCATCTTCCATGAACTCAATAAGCTCACCGTTCCTATCTGTACTAATGTAAGCTGCTATTTTATGTAGAAATGTGCATCTATAAATTCCCTGCAGTCTGTACTTATCACAGTCAGTGATATCAAGAGCTGTATTCATAAACTTTCGTTCATTAGAAGTAATTTTGGGCCACTTAAAGTTGTTTGATCCAGCCACCGTTCCCCCTTACTCTGCCTTCAACATATGCTCTATACTTTGGTACAAACTCTGCGTACTCCTTGTTGTATTTCTTTACTAATAGCTCGCAGTGCTTCCAATCCTCTTTAGACATTGGGTAGTCTTTAGGGTTGCCCTTAACATATTCTACCATATCCTTGTTCTTCTTAGGACCTAAAAGAGCAGAAAGAGCATGAATGAATCCGCATTTAGGTGTTAGGCTACAGTCATCACCGCTATTATATCTAGTTGATACAAACACATAGTCTTGGTATTGAATACCCGCCAGCTCAAACAACTTACCTTTAATGGGATGTTTATAATCTCTCCATATGTGCTTTGGTAGTGTTCTATCGTGCCATGGTTTTACCATCTACTATCTCCTCTTATATTATTTTACAGTTACTGATAAACATGTTTTTGAGGTGCCCAGCCAATAGAGGGGCGTTGCCCATACCTTGTTCGTACTTAGCTTTAGCTTCTTCGGCTGTCATTTCCCAGGACTTAGCATGAGACTCATAATCAAACGGGCTTTGATATACTTTATAAATAGGGCTAGCTACCCTTCCCCCATTTGAGGTCTTTTTAAAAGATCCTGTAACGTTACCCTTCTTCTGTACCACTGGAGCAAGTGACTTTGCTAACCTATTCTTACAAATACCCAAAAAGTACGTAGCCGCATTATTAACATTGCCTGCTCTATCCAAAGCTTTCTCAGACGCCAATAGTATATCTTCTGGAAAGTCATCCAACTTCTGAATATCAATACCAAACTTAGTAGCTATTCTATTACTCACATTCTGAATCATATACTTCCCCTTCTTGCAAACCATACTCTTCTTCAATACTTCTCACTTTTCCACAAACACAGACTTCACCCTGTGCTTTTTCGAAGCAACAAAAGGTAATTTGCTTGTCCCGGTAATCAAGATCACTAAACTTTTCTAAAGTTCGGTCTCGGAACCGGTCGCTATACCAATCACCACTAGAAAATTGGTAGTCTAGGTAAAGATTGTTGTTTTTTTCATCACAAATGACCGCAGTCTCTTCAACAAAGTGGTCACTAGAAACACCCTGGTCGTTTCTTTTTTGTTTAGATAAATCTAATACCTTTAATTGTGTTAGATTTGAGAAATCGATCTTTTTATAATCACTTGACAATGAGCTAATAGTCAACAATCCAAAGGCTGCGCAAATGCCAATTAGACTTTTTCTCACATAGAAGTCATGGAAGAAAGGATTTAGTTTATAAAGACATGTTTGTTGGTGGCGATACAAAGTGTTGATTAAACCCAAGTCTCTTAATTTAGATATCAATACGTTTGTGTGTGGTCTAGAATAACCAGTTAATTTGCCCAGTGTGGCTTGAGACACATAGACAATGGAATGCTTGTTGAAAAAGTAGACAAGTTGGTTAACCACTTTTAATTGTTTCCTAGAAAATGTAGATTCTAGATACTTTTTTGGGTTGCTAAATAACCCCTTTGCAGGTTTGGAGCAGTCAATATTAGATAATAAATTTCTATTATTGACTTTTTGTTCGTTTATCATATACTATAACCATGGTTGAGATTATTTAAATAATTCTTACTTGTATAACCATGATTGAGGTTGTTTACATAGTTCTTAATTGTATAACCATGATTAAGATGGGTTAAACCTTTCTTAATTGTTCGAATTAAATTAACCGTGGTTTTAGATGCAGTTATTTTAGTTTTTGTAATATTAAAAATGCGCACGATTGTATCTCCTTCTATTAAGTTGTTGGGTTAGTGTGTTTAGTTGCACGCGATTGTATCTCCTTCTATTAAGTTGTTGAGTTCACGATTGTATTTCCTTCTATTAATTTGGTTGAGTTCACGATTGTATCTACCCTTTCGGTAGGTTGGTTAGCGTTTACTGCTTTATGTTTCTTTATTTTTAGATTACGAAAACATATTTGCA